GCCATCGCCGAACTCGCCCCGCCGCCGACCTGGGACAGCGTCCTCAACAAGCCCGCCACCTTCCCTCCCTCGGCCCACACGCACACCGCCAGCCAGATCACCGACTTCGCCAGCGCCGTCGTCGCCGTCTCCCCGCCCGTCGATTGGTCATCGCTCACCGGCAAGCCGTCCACTTTTGCGCCATCCGCCCACACGCACCTCAAGAGCGAGATCACCGGCCTCGATGCCGACCTCGCCGACCTTGCCAGCGCAGACACAGCCCTCGGCCAAAGGATCGATTTTCTCGCCGCGAACCTCGACCCAGCCGCGCTCGACTCCATCGCCGAAGCAGCCGCCGCGATCAACACCCTCCAGTCCGAAATCGACGGCAAAGCCACCGCCGCCCAAGGCGCTCTCGCCGACACCGCCCTCCAGCCTGAGCCTGTCACCTATCGCGGAGCCTACAACAACGGGCTCGATTACACTTACAACGATGTCGTCACCTACACTGACGGCCTCCTCTACATTCGCGTCAGCAACCCGAATAACCCCGGTTATCCCCCCGGTCACTTTTCCTGGGCGCTCTTCCGCCCTGAGATTGGTTCGCCTGCTTATGACCTCTGGGTTTCCGCCGAGTTCGCCAGCAAAGCCGACACGGTCCACACCCACGCCGCCACCGAAATCACCGGCCTTTCGTCCTACATCATCGCCTCGGCCCCAGGCCTTCAGATCAACACCACCGTCCGCATCGGCGACGGCACCAGCGTCACATTTCCGATTGACGGCCTAGTCAGCTCTGACCCCGAGCATGTCCTCGTCGCCCTCAACGGCGTCACGCAAACCCCCACCACCGACTACCTCGTCAGCGAAGCCACCGGCACCATCACCTTCGACTCCGCGCCCGCCAGCGGAATGCAGATCAGTTGCACCGCCCTCGGCCTCCGCACCGTCCAGCCGCCGATCGATCCCACCCTCTACCTCTACGCTTTCGACCAATCCGCCAACGGCCTCACCACCTACAGCGGCCGCCTCCTCAATGCCGACCGCCCCGCCGCGCCAGCACTCCCCGAGACCGCCACCACCTGGACGATCCGCCGATCCACTCTCTCTGCCGCCGGCCAAATCCTCGCCACCGCCTCCGCCACCGGCTCGTGGGCTAACCGGGAGACTCTTGCATTCGCATGACAACAATCACCGAAAGCAACCTAACCCAGACGCTCGACCTCTCCTCGTTCGATCTCACGCTCCCGCCGAGCGTCGTCGAATACCCGAACCGTTCGAGCTTCCCGAGCGTCGGAAAAACGGACCGCCTGTATATGGCGATGGACGAAGGCATGCCCTACCGCTGGTCACCCTCCGCAGCCGCCTACGCCCTCATGATCCCCGTCATCGATGCCGGTAATTTTTGACAATCACCCACCCACGAACAGCCAAAACCAAAACCACCAACTCCACCTAATTAGTCATGCCTAATCCTATCATTCGCATCAAGCGCGGTTCCGGTTCTCCGGTGTCGCTTCAAGTCGGGGAAGTCGCCTTCGACTCCACAAATAAGTCATTTTTCATCGGCACAGCCGAAGGCGTTCTCCCGATCGCGGGCGAGCACATCTTCGCAAAGAAGACCTTCGTTAGCGATGCAGTAGCAGCCGAGGCTTCGCTTCGCTCCGCAGCGGATTCGACCCTCACGACAAACCTCAATAACGAGATCAGCCGCGCCACCGCAGCTGAAGGCGTCATCGCCGCGAACCTTGCTCAAGAGATCATCGACCGCGCCGCCGCGATCAGCTCAGAAGCCTCCGCTCGCTCCAGCGCAGACACAACCCTCGACGGCAAGATCACGACTGAAAAAGGCCGCATCGATGCGATCCTCTCCGCCGCTGATGCCGACAAGGACACCTTCGCCGAGATCGTCACATTGATCAATTCGGTCGACACGACCAACGATTCCGCATTCGCCGGTTATGTGACCAGCAACAACGCCGCTCTCGCAGCCGAAGTCACGAACCGCACGAATGCCGACACCGCCCTCGGTGGCCGCATCGACACCGTCGAGTCCGCCGCGACAGCCCTTGCCACCCGCGTAACCGCAGCTGAGGCCGACATTAACGCCGAAGAGTCTGCCCGCGCAGCCGCCGACACGACCCTTCAGTCGAACATCACCGCCGAGGCGAGCACACGCGCCAGCGCTGACACGACCCTTCAGTCGAACATCACCGCCGAAGCGACAACTCGCGCCAGCGCTGACACCAGCCTGCAAAGCAACATCACAAGCGAGGCAACCGCCCGCGCCAGTGCAGACGACGCGCTCGACGCTCGCCTGGACAGCCTCGAGGCCAGCATCGACGGCGGCACCTACTAACCAGCCCACCAACCCCGGCGGGGCGCTCAAATAGCGCCTCGCCAAGCGGGGGTTCAAAACTCCGCAAAACAAAACCCGCCACATGGCAAATCCCATCATCAAGCCCAAATCCTCGACCGTAGCGTCGAAGGTCCCACTCGCCACAGATTTGGCTTTGGGAGAAATTTGTGTGAACCACGCCGACCGGCGACTCTATTCGCGCAACCCAAGCACGGGAGAGGTGTATAAACTGGCCGGCACCAAAGACGCCCCCGACCGCGTCTGGGCCTTCGACATCTCCGCCGACGGCACCACCACCTACCTCGGCTTCCTCCTCTACGCCGACTTCCCCAACAACGGCAGCGTCTACGACAGCGCCGCCTGGGAAATCTCCCGAACCATTTTCAACGCCGCAGGCACCACCAGCACCGAAAGCTCCGCCACCGGCGCGTGGTCAAGCAAGGCGAATCTGACCTATGCTTAGCCCTTTATACGGCCAACTCTCCCCCCTCCGCGTGCCGACGATGGCAGGGGTAAACGCCGCTCAGATCGCCGCCGACTACATCGCCGCCGTTGAATCAGCAGACGGCCAACCTTTAGAATCCGCCGTCAAAACTGCATACCAAAATTTCATCTCGGGTTGTGTGAGCGATGGTCTGTGGCTTGCGCTCAAATCATCCTGCATTTTGGCAGGGGCGCGGACTCTTTCAGGCGCACTCGTCCCTCTCGTCGGCACGGCCCCGACAAATAACAACTTTGTCACCGCTGACTTCAACCGAAAAACTGGTTTAATTGGAAACAGCACAACAAAATATCTAAATACAAACCGCCCATCAAATTCTGACCCTCAAAATAATTGCCACATTTCTATTTATCAAAATGCAACATCTTCTGGGACAAAAACCTGGATAGGGCATTATCAGGCCACTCCTTTCGTCCAGTCCGATTTATTAACTAGCGGCGGACTTGTTTATTCAAGATTAAATAGCTCGTCCACTGGAACTACTACCGCCTCGGCCACCGCATTAGGTTTTTATGGCGCAAGCCGTTCTTTCGCAGCCTCTTTTTCTTTTAAGCGACCAAATACAGCCGAGACAACCATAACAAGATCAAGCGCAACCCCCTCTTCTCTTAATAATTATGTTTTTGCAAGCAATAATGACGGGGTGCTTTCCAATGTTCACGGTGCCCGCTTGTCTTTCTTTTCAATCGGCGAATCCCTTAACCTCACCCTTTTCAACACCCGTGTCTCCAACCTCATGACAGCCCTCGCCGCCGCCATACCATGACACTCGCCGACCTCATCCAGCAGCCCGTGAGCTACGAGACCGCGAAAGACCTCGCCTTGGTCTTCAGTCCCGAACTCGCCGCGCAACTCGCCGCCGTCCAAGCCGAACACGGCAACCCCCGCCATGTCGCCAGCCCTGTCGATCTCACCGATGGCCGAAAAATGCTCTGCGCCGACCTCCTTACCGAAATCGGCCCCGGCGGCCTCTACTCCGGCGGATTTGCGCACCTGCCCGCCGAGCTTTTCCCATCCGTCGAAGTCCTCCCCATGTCCGAAGTCCTCCCGCTCCTGCCCCAACCCGAAGAAGAAATCTAACCCACCAACACCATGCTCGAACAAGTCTCCACCTCCGTTAAATTCCTCGCTTTCTACACGGCGAGCAAACAAGGCAAAACCGGCCTCACCGTCGCCGTTGACATCTACAATCCAAGCGGCACCCAGATCGTGACCGCTGGCAGCGCCACCGCCCTCGGCGGCGGGTTGTATTCTTACACGCTCTCATCGGACAATTCCTCGGAGGGCGAATACGCCGCCATCTTCAAAACCAGCGACTCCACCGTAGACGCCCAGCATATCCCGAGCCTATGGGTTCTCGGCCGCGCCGGAGTCGAAAACCTCGACGCTGCGACCAGCTCGCGCCTTGCTTCCTCGGGCTACACGGCTCCCGCGAACTCGGACATCACCGCCATCAAGAGCAAAACCGATGCCCTCCCAAGCGACCCCGCTGACCAAAGCCTCGTTGAGTCCGCCATCTCCGCCCTTTCGATCCCGACCGTGGTCCAGATCCGCACCGAGATGGATTCCAACAGCACCAAGCTAGCAAACCTCGACGCAACGATCTCGAGCCGTTCAACCCTCACGACCGGCGACCTCCCGAGCGTGCCTAGTGCCGCCTCGGTAGCCACCGCCGTCCGCACCGAGCTAACCGAACTCAGTAATCTCGATGCCAGCGTCTCGAGCCGCCTCGCAGATGCCGACTACACAGCCCCGACCAGCGCCCCGACAGCCGCCGCTGTGGCCTCTGCCGTGCGCACGGAACTGACCGAAATCTCAAACCTCGATGCAACCGTTTCTTCCCGCCTAGCGTCCTCGGCATACAGCGCCGCGCCGACAACAGCACAGATCGCAACGGCAGTCGAAGGCTCACTCCTCAACGAGGCAGACGGCCAAGCCGTCCTCAACGCGATCGTCGGCGCAATCGGAAACCAAAACCTCTCTGAAGTCTCGCTCGTCGCTGCCGTCCGTGCCGACCTCGAGCGCGTCGGAGGCAAGATCGACAGCATCCCGACATCCTCGGCGCCATCAGCCTCAACAGTGGCCGGAGCTGTGCGAACTGAACTCGCAACAGAACTCGGGCGTCTGGACGCCTCGGTGTCTTCGAGACTCTCGCCATCCGGCACGCTTGCCACGGTGACCAACCTCACCAACGCCCCGGCAAGCGTCACGCCAACTGACATCTGGAGCCACGCCACCCGCACGCTCACCAGCGCCAGCGGACCGACAGCGGTCGAGATTCGCCAGGAGATCGACGCCAATTCCACCAAACTGGATGTCGCCGTCGGAACCCGCCTCGCAGGCAGCGCCTACACGGCCCCAGCAAACAGTGATG